GATTATATTTACTTAATTATTAAGGACCCAGCACTAGCTAACCTTGAATACATTAACGTAAGGGCAATAGTGGCTAATCCTGCTGATATGGCTCAGTTTAAATGTGATCTAAACGGTACGGCTTGTTTTAGTTACGACGATGAGTATCCGATAAATAATTGGATGATACCTTATGTAAAAGAACAAATAATACAGCAGTTCGGCATGAGTATACAATTACCAAAAGATAACGACAACAACGCTAAGGATAACTTAAGTCAGAGCTAATGGAGAAAAAAAAGGGGAAGCAAAAAGAAAAGTACAAAGCGCATGTGAAGAGCGCGGAGTTCTATGAATTTTACAGTAGTGAATATTTTAAGAAGCATAATCCTACTAGAAACAGAGTGCTAATTGACAGAGACAACATCTTCTATGTAGACTACTCAGCATATTGTAAAGTATTAGATACGTTCAATAAAGCCCTCAGAGATGAGATACTGTACAATTCATTTGATTACAATATGCCTTCACGATTAGGCTTACTTGGTATTAGGAAAAAGAAGTTAACACCGTGGATTAACGAGGATGGGGACTTAGTAAATCCATTACCAATAGACTGGAAAGCAACCAATGATCTTTGGGCTGTTGATTCACAGGCTAAAAAGCAGAAAAAAATAGTCAGACACTTCAATGAGCACTCTAAAGGATATATAGCTCAGTGGTACTACTCAACAACTAAAGCAACTTACCAATGGAAGAGTGCATACTCATTCATACCTTGTAGGACAGCAAAACTTGAGTTGAGTAAAATAATGAAGGATGAAGACAACAAGATAGATTATTACTTACTCTAAATAACAAAAATGTTAGGAAACGGAAAATACGTATCAATAGAACCAGTTATAGCAAAGGTATACAGAGATATGGGTATGTCAGAAGATATTAATCTGATGGACGCCATTGAATGGGCAGGTGAGGCTATGGAGTTTATTGGTGCTACTATCTTTCTTAATGAAAAGGTTAAGTCTTTTGAAATTAAGAATTATAAAACAAAATTACCAGTAGATCTTCATTACATCAATACAGTAGCGGGAGCCGAGGTTACCCTAGTAGATATTGATTGTCAAAAAGATCCTACTAACTATGTGCCAATGAGGTATACAACTGATTCCTTTCATCACTGGCGTTGTACTAACTCTAAGGATCATCTATGCAAGTCTGACCTTACATACGGTATTAATGATGACTACTTGTTTCCTAATTTTGAGGAAGGTAGAGTATTGATCTCCTACATGGCTATGCCTGTAGATGACAGAGGATATCCTAAGATCCCAGACGATGTTAAGTTTAAAGAAGCAGTAGCCAGTCACATCAAATGGCGTATTGGTTTTATTAAATGGATGGCAGGTAAAATACCGGGTGGAGTATACCAGAAGCTAGAACAAGACCGCGATTGGTACATAGGTGCTGCGCAAACAAGAGATAAGATGCCGTCTATAGATATGATGGAGTCAATTAAAAATAATTGGTTGAGACTTATACCTAAGATTGATCAGCATGCAGACGGACACGCAAGCTCAGGACATCCAGAACAAAGAATTAGACATAACTCTAAATAATGGAAGGAAAACAAGGATACTTAAAAGGAATGGATCAGGATGCCGCTTTTACTAAGCGAGATGCTAATTCATACTTTAGAGCAGATAACTTTAGAGTTATCACAGATGAAGGATCATCTTCAGGATCTTTAGAAACAGAGAAAGGTACAACAATAGCTTTTAAAGTACCTAATCTTAGTACAATGACCCTGGCAGATGGGACAGTTATTCCTGCACAAGCAGATTTGAAAATTATTGGCTCATGTACTATGGTAGATGAGCTTATTCTGTTTACAACCAATAGTACTTCAACTACACCAGCTAGCTATGGGCAAATTTGGAAGTGTAAGTATGATGAAGCTACTGGAGCAATAGCAGGAATTACAGGTACTAATGAATTAGATCCAGCTATTCATCTTGTATATAATCAACTACTTAACTTCTCTACGGAATACCGCATAGGGAGAGCTGTTGCTTTATACGAGACTGAGAGTAAGCAAAGAGTATACTGGACAGATAATTACAATCAGGTTAGAACATTTAACCTAGCGGATCCAGATTCACTTAACGTAAGCCCAGCAGTAGTAGATTTATTCCCAGGAGCTTTATTACCTCAACCTGTAATGACAGCATTGGAGGTGGGTGGACTTCCTTCAAGAACACAAATACAATTTACATATCGTCTATTTACTGCTGGTGGAGCTGAGTCTTCTTATGCGCCACCAACACCTATGATACCTCTACCTAATGAAACAGCTACAGCAAGTAGCTTTCCCTTATGGCAGGGAGGAGGCACAGGACTTAATAAGGCAGTACGCTATACAGTGTCAGGATTAGATACGACGTATGATGTTATTGAGCACATTGCCATCATATATGACAACACAGGCTCAGGATTTATATGGAAATTCGGTGAGGATTCTGTACCGGCTACTGGGGAAATAGAAGTTCTATGTACTTCACTTACTGAGGCTACTAGTATTTCATTAGCAGAGTACTCAATTATAGAAGCTGGTTTTGATAAATGTAAAGATTTAGAAGTATACAATAATAGATTAGTTGCAGCTAATTTAAGTACAGATAAGTCAGACTTTGAGTTTGATGCACGTGCGTATAGGTTTAATAACCCTGCAACTACTTATGAACCGTTATCACCGGTATTTCCGGCACCTCCAACACAACCAATAGCGTTGTTACAAGATACTAACACCAACACAAATGATGTAGTATTAGTAGGAGGTACATCTACACCTACGTGGACTACTGTACCAACGGATCATGATTGTAAGAATATATATAACTTAGAGCAAGAGGCTAATTGGTTCTCTGATGCTCAACAATATAAGTACCAATCAGATGGCGTTACATTAGGAGGTGAAGGTCTTAATATAAAGTACGAGTTTACTACTATTGATATGGTAGGGAATATAGCTTTTAACAACCGGACTAACGCGCCTGATCATATAAAAGTCCCTAGCTATGCCCCGGGTACACCGCCTTTATATAAGGGTGAAATTATGGATGGAGCTCTTCAGCCAGTATATAGAGAAAATCAGACTGCTAATATGGCAGGACACTGGGCTCATATGAATTACACTGGGTACGCAAGAGGAGAAGTATATCGCTTTGGTATTGTGTTTTATGATAAAAAAGGAGTACCGTCATTTGTAGAATGGATTGGAGATATTAAGTTTCCAGATGTGTCTGACGGATATCCCTTACAAACATATGACGAAAATACACAAGAGGCTATACTACAACAGCTAGGAATTAAGTTTTCTGTAGATGTAACTTCTCTGGCTAGTAAGATCTCAGGGTATTCTATTGTTAGGTTACCTAGAGAAGATGCTGACAAGACTAAGGTAGGGACTGGATTTTTTATGCACTTTAATAATCAAGATAAGACGTATGAAAATAGTCTTATGCACCGTTATTACTTGACAGGAATAGGAGCCGGTTCAGCGCCTTATAATGATGACCCATTCCCAGTTACTGGTCAATACCAATATTATGGTGATGACAACTATAATGGGCTTCACTTATCAGACAGACCGGGGCCAACTACTCTTACTAGATTACAAGATGTATATGCTAGACTAGGCTTTCTTATTAGCCCATTAGGCAATACGTATACTAGTGACCACCGTGAGGGAGATTATATAGAAACTTTAGAATACTATAACGCTGAGTTATTTAATTACTATGCAGGTGGTCCTGGGGTAGGAGGTACAGATTCTGATTTTGGTTTCTACTACAAAATGCACAGGCAGTTTATGCCTACGCATAACACAGAGAGAATACAGGTGCAAGACGCAGTAGATCTTTATCCAGGTCAAGTTATTACCAAGGATAATGAATTCATGAATAATTTGGGAAATAGTTCAGCGACGGCAAATAACTTAGATCTACTTAATACTTCCTACATGAGAGATCCAGCATTACTTGTAGGCGCTGCTAAAGAGTTAGTGCCTTTAGGTATAGGTTCTCCTAAAAAAGCATTAAGGTTACATACACCTACTACAGATGTTTCTGCAGTACCGTTGTTTCCTACAGCAGCCCATATGACTTACCAAGTACCTACATGGTACAACGGAGCCAACTTAGGCTTAGCTGCTTTTTGGTACGGACCTAACTTTCCGGGTAGTAATATTACACTAACCTTTGGAGGCGGTTTAGGAGTGCCTGGAGGATATAAGACTACTAACGACGTAACATTTAAGTCAGTAGGGTACAGAAGATATTTAAACAGCCAGTATGGCGGGCACAGTTTTGAGTCTAGAAGTTTTGATCAGTATTTATATATTGGACATCATCAACTAGTTGCAGATACACCGGCTACATATAATTTAGATTTTGAAATATATGGGGGAGATACTTATGTCAACTATTATGACGAGGAGTATATAGAGCGTTACAACAGTGAAGCTCAAAATGCTCTTGAAATATTTAAAGACGCAGGGACAAATAAACTAAGCGTTGCTGCATGTGGACCAGTAGAATCAGCTGTTAATACTAACTGGAGGACAGGTAAAATCTGGGCTAAGGATAGAAGTGTTTCTGACATGGATGCATACGTACAGAATAGTAGCTCTATTGAGCCTGTATGGAACCAAGAGGATGAAGTACAAAACAAATTCTTTGGTACTGATTTCTTAGCGCAATATACGGAAGAACATCCTGCAATGCTATGGGCTTCTCAGGTTAAGATTAACGGAGAATTAGTTGATAATTGGCGAAACTTCCCTATTGCTAACAAGAAAGATATAGATGGTATTTATGGACCTATTAACCGTATACTAGCATTTAAAGGTAACCTACTGTTCTACCAAGACAAAGCGTTTGGTATAATAGCTTTAGATGAACGTAGCGTAATACAAGATACTACGGGCCAAAGTCTAGTACTAGGAGAAGGTGGAGTTTTTCCTAGCTACAGGTACATCTCTATTAACTCAGGTACGGTACACCAGTTTTCAGTAGTTGATACAGAGACTGCTGTGTACCATTACGATGCTAGGCTTAAGAAGTTTATGAGGTTCAGCGGAGGTACAGAGCCTCTGTCAGATGTTAACGGTATGAGTAGTTTCTTTGCTAAAGAAGTTACTGGGGCTGTTACTGACACTGATAAGACTTTATTAACTACTAATGCACTAGGAGTCCATGGGACATATGATACTAGATACAACAGAGTTCTGTATACTTTTAAGACAAAAGAGCAAGGACTAGCCTCTAGTACCTTTGAGAATAAAGACGGGAGCTACACTTTTCCTGAAGGATCAGTGGTTACGATAGATGGTGTAACGTATGATGTAGGCTCCGGCTTTTCATTATCCGGACCGTTTAAAGGTGATGAGCCAGATATCAGTACTCAAGATGGTGTGACTGTAAGGACTACAGCTTTTACTATTGGATACAATGAACTGTTAGGCGGCTTTGAAAGCTTCTATGATTACCATCCAGGTATGTATTTGGAGTACGGTAGACGCCTATTGTCAGTATCGCCTATAAACAATAATGAGCTACATCAGCACAACGTTGGGTTGCCAGGACAGTACTATGATAGTATTTTATCTAAATCTAAGTTGCACACAATATTTTCTGCACCTCATGATATAAATAAGGTGTGGAATAATGTTGCATATGTAAATGAGATATATGATACTGCAGGAGCTGATGTCTATAATGAAACTATGAGCCGTATGAGGTTCTGGAATAATTACCAAGACACAGGTGTAGTTAACCTAGCGCCTAATGTTAATATTAAAAGACGTATGCGTACTTGGAGAGCACATATACCAAGAGAAACAGACAAAGCACTGTCTAGAATGCGTAACCCATGGCTAGAGTGTTTGCTAGAATACGACAACACAGAAGGTAAACGACATGTGTTACATGACATAATATATTCATTTACACCTGCTCGTATGTAGCATTACGTACTAAAACATAAATAATTACGAATAAAAATAAAAAGGAGATTTCACTTGGAAGTCTCCTTTTTTTTATATAGCTTTGTACTGCTGTACAAAGTAAAACATAACTAAATATATTATGGCAAAAAAGAAAAAAAGTAATCTACCTAAATCTTTAGATGATAAAACACATATTCCGTTTGTAGATAGGATTGTTAATCAGGATAAATACCCTGTTAGACCAAACGCAGACGGTACTGTATCTTCTCATTTAATGGCTTGGGGGGATGATGATGAAGGTTTTTTTGCATACCCTACTTTACAGTACGCAGACGGACAGTTCCAAGAATTCCAAGACCCTAAGTACGCTAAAATGAGAGGTAATATACTTAGGTTTGATTCTGCAGAAAAAGCAGAAGCCTTTGCAGATGGAGCATGGAAAGAAGAATACTCATTTAATTACGGTGGAAATCTAAACACTATGGCAAACAAGAAAAAAAATACTTCTAAAAAATTACCTAAGGACGTAAGCGCATCTATGCCTTACTTCCTGATCAATAGCATAGGGCAAATCAAAGAGTTTGCAGGGGGAGGAGATATAGGGTCTTTAGCTACTAAAAGCGCTGAACAAATAGGATCTATTTATGATAAACCAGGACTCCCAGCGCCTTTTACAGCTACATCAGACTTGATGCCTACTCAATCAATTACGGATAATCTTAATCCTGCAGGTAGTCTTGCAGGAAGTAATATAGGAAGTGCTATAGGTAGTACATTTTCTGACTTAATAGGAGGCAATACCAATATAGCAGAAGACAGGAATGCTACCAAAAGCAAAGCCATGATAGGTGGAGCTATGGAAGGGGCAGGTACTGGTTTTGATATTGGGTCAACTATCCCATTACCGGGAGCTGGTATTATGGGAGCTGGGATTGGCTTAGCTGCTGGTGCCATTACGTCAGGTAATGAAAAAGATAAAGAGATCGCAGCGTTTAAGAAAAGCATGACAGCTAAACACGCCAATACAGATCCGGGTACTACTACATACTATGGGGCATATGGGGGAAAGCTTCCAGAATACTCAAATGGGGGAGACTTACCTGAAGTTGTAGTAAAAGCACCCTCAATGATAGACAACCCTAACTATAACGCACAAAACGCATTATACCGACAGTCTTTAACTAATAGACCAGCGGACACGTTAACTGCCACTATGGATGCAGGTATGTTAGACAGCTGGAATAAATACAACCAAAAAACTAATCCAGAAAGAACAGGATTCAATGCTACTAGGACTGTATATGACCCTAACTCACTTGACATGAGTACAGGATTGCCTACACAGTTCCTAGATTATTACGATGCACCGGCTAAACAGTTTAGAGAAAAACCAACAGCTACTATGCCTACACCAGAACCTAAACTACCTTCTTTCTTAGATCCTAGTACAGGAGCTGCATTAGACGCTCAGGTATATGGTAGACCAGAGGGAGACACAGATGTTCAGTTTTCTCAAGGATTAGAGCTTACTTCGCGTAAACTAGCTAACATAAACAAGAAAGTAGGAGTGGAGCAGGAAATGAATGCTAATAAAGAATTGCTAAGAAAAATGTCTCCGGATCAGCAAGCAGGCGCTAGGACAGCCGGTATGACTCCAACAGAATACGTTAAGACTAATAATATTACCTTTGCAAATGGTGGAGACTTAAGTGGTAATCCTACAGAATTTAATGGTAACACACACGAGCAAGGTGGCATCCAGATAGGACAAGCCGAAGTAGAGGATGGTGAGATTAGAGTAGGAGACTATGTATTCTCTGACCGTCTTGTAAATGCTGAAGGTAAGACATTTGCTACTGAAGCTAAAAAGATTACAAAGCGCTACGAAGAGTACGCTAATGATGCGCCAGCAATGCGTACGCAAGCTAAAATACTTGAGGAGTTAAAGCTTCAGAATGACCAAGCACGTCAAGCTAAAGAAGCACAAGATAGTAACATGCGCCAAGATTTCGCTGCATACGGAGGTATGATAGCAAAAGATAAGCGAGGAAAATACCAAGTAGATAAGTCTAATAGATTAGCCCTCCTTGACGCAGCTAAGGGACGTAATATGAGTTATAATAAATTCATTAGTTCTGTGCATGCCTTTGGAGGTACTTTAGATAAAGATCCACCGCCTTTGGTAGGACTTGACATGAGTACTCCGGAACCTCCTAAGTCTCTAGATTTAATGGGAAATATGGGAAATCCTGTAGACTTATACGCAGGTAAACTTGATATGAGTACCCCAAGCGCACCTGAGCCTTTAGATTTAATGGGAGGTATGGGAGTTCCTGTAGATATGGGAGTTCCTGTTGAGTCAGAGATTGGTTCTTTACCTATTAGGGAACTAGGTTCTCCGTTAGACAACGTAGAATTAGAAGGTTTTACACGCACATCGGCTGGTGAAGGCTTATCGCAACAAACACTCTTTGATAAAATTAAAAATAACTTTAATGAAGAAGAGCAAGCATTGCTATCTAGTCAATTACCCAACGTCAATCAGTTACTTAATTCCAACAAGAAGAGTAACACCACATTTGATAGAGTAGATCTTAATGAGCTAAGTCTAGATGATGAGAGACGTAAGGTACAAGATTCTGTTGAAAGAGCACGTAAAATCCAAGCGCAAAATGTTAGAGGTACCGCTACATCAAGTGGCGATGCGTTAGCAGCTTTGAGCGCAGGTAATGCAGGTTTAACTCAATCAGAGATGGATGCTATGATGGGTATCTCAGATAGAGAAACTAATCTGAACACTCAGATTAAAAACCAAGAAAGCATGACTAATATGGGAATAGCTAACGAAGAGGCTATAGCTAGACAACAAGATGACGCTATGCGTGATTCTGTAAGACAGCTTGCCTTAAGTGGATTGTCTGGTAATTATCAAGGATATATTAAGGATAAGAAATTAGCTAAAGAGAACCAAGCCGCCAATAAGAGACTACTTAGCTTACTTGATACAGGTGAGTATGAGATTGTTGAAGACGGTGAGGACAGTTACAAAATAAGTTACAAAGCTAAAAAAGAAGATTAATGTCAGCATTTAATAGATTTTACAATCCGACACAGAGTGGGTACCAAAGTCAATTTGTACCTGAGAATTTACCAGTAGATTTAATGGCAAAAAGCCTTTATGCTAAACAAGCTAAGGCTGATAACATGCTAGCTGCTTCTCAAGAGCTTGGTGAGTGGTCTCAGCGTGCTCTTACTGGGTATGATACAAACTACGTCAAAGGAATACAAGACGAGGTTAAGTCATTTGCTCAAGAAGCAATGAGTTTAGATAGAACTTCACCAGAGTTCCAACGTAGGTATTTATCGCTTACTAACAAAATAAAAAATGACGAGGGCCTTAAAAAAGTACAGGCTTCCGTATTGCGGGATGATGCTTTCTGGAAAAGACAGGAGGAATTAGTTAAATCTGGAGCCCTAGAAGCGGCTAAAGAAAACAAAGCTAACTATATGTTCCTTAGAGATCAGTACACTGCTACGGATGGCTTAGGCTTTTCCGGAGAAGGCTTAGATGCTGAGATGGTATCTGAAGGTGTAGATCTTTGGGAAGGAAAAACTAAATACTTCAAAGAGCTTAAAGAATCTGGATCAGACTCAATCCGTAAATTAGCATCAGGCATCTCATATAAGACTGGATTTACTGGAGTTACCGAGGGGCGTATTAAGAAGCAATTAAAAGCATCTTATGATGATTACTTAACTTCACCCGCAGGAGAGCAGGAACGTAGGAAAGTAATGCAAGAGATGGGCCTTGTTAAAGCGCAATACAATAAGCTAGATACAGAAGATAGGAAAAAGGTAGATGCTGCAATTAATACTTCATTGGAGAATAACTTCTTGGAAGCAGGCCTCACGTATGTAAGAGGTAAGTCTACATCAACTAAAGCTGATGCCCTTAACGCGCAGCGTACAGAAGACCGCGAAACAGATGCAGGAGTAGTTATTCCTACAACAGAGAAGGTAGTTACACGAGACGGCACTTTTGCTAGCAGAGATAAAGCTATTAAATCTAAGGAAAGTGATGCAGAAGCCCTAGCCGCTAAGATACGTCAAGCTGAGCGTAATGTTGCTAATGGAATTAGTAGTGGATATACTAAAGAGGGATTAGCTAACCTTAAGCGTAAAATGGATAGTACTAAACGTGAGGTTGCAATACTTAAAAAAGAAAAGAATGAGGATTATAAGAGAATCTCTAATGCTCAGAAGCAGAAGGTTAAAGGAGAGTATGATGCTTTAGTACATCAAACTAATCAACTTATGCCTGAACTTACGGCAGCATATAACAATGGAACACTGTCTAAAGAGGATTACCTCTTTTTTAAAGATAATATAGATAAGGGAGGGTCTCCTTCCACAAGTTCTTTAACTGGAGTACTTTCTGACTATGGTGCTATTGAGAATATGCTTGATGAGCTAGCTATTACTCCTGAGAACGCTGCACTTAGAAAAACATTACGTAGTTATAGTAAATTAGAAAAACGTAAGACAAATCTAAGCCAACGTGCTGCAAACCAAACAGAAAAAATTTGGCAAGATAGCTACAGTGTTCCCGGTACATCAACTACACGTGTACAGAGGTCAGGAGCTACTACGCGTACAGATGCGGGTTCTACGATGTTTGCTATTAACAATGATGTAGTATCTAATTCAGAGGCCTATACATTTACTGTAGACGGTAAAACAATTACGCCTGGTCAAATAACTAAGTTTCAAGGCTTCTCAGTAACTCCGGGTAGTCCTAAGGGAGGCAAAGAGATGGATATCAATGGAGTGTTAACATTCAAAGTACCTAAAGTAGATGCTGAGGGGAACACAATTCAAGATAGTAAAGGTGGTGTCGTGTATGAAACTAGGACAGCTGCAGTAAATGCAACTCCTCATGGAGCGCAAGTATCTTTCTTAAAGAATAACTTTGCACGCGAGTACGAAGAGACTGCTAGAATTAAAGAAGCACAAGGTAAGGAAGAAGAAGCTGCAGTAGCTAGAGGTATGGCTATGAATTTAAACAGTAATAGCAACTACCTAGAGCTAGTTGATTTTGAAGCTAGTAAGTCTACAGAAACTACTATAGCTACTACTGCGTATAGTAACGATGGTAGAACTAATACAGCTGTAGAGATTCTAATTTCAAAAATAGGAACAGTAGATCAAGGTGGAGGATATGAAATAAAATACGGAAATATAGTGGATGAAGTTCCCGATCTGAATGCACTTAATGCATACATACAAACAGTAACTAACAATACTATAAGACAATAATATGCCAGAAAAAAAGAGTGAAGCAATAAAAATGCTAGAGGCTAATAGGGATAAGGCCCTCAAGATGTCTAAGAAAGTTAGCCCTAGTTTTACTAAAACAGCTGCCGGCAATACGGATGATGCTGAGTACATTGAGAAGTGGACAGGAGAAAAGACATTCTTAACGGATGCTCCTGACATAATTCAGAGTAATTATTTAGCCGCACAATATAAAGAAGGTAAAAAGAATGCAGAAGATCAAGGCTTTTGGGGAGAACTAGGCGGATTCATGGCTCAAACTGTAGCCGGTGAAATAGTAATGGGTACAGTAGAAGGTGCTGGATACCTACTAGATTTTCAACATTGGGGTTCTCAGCTAATGGGAGGTGAAGGTGATTGGGGTAACTGGTTGTCTGACTATATGGAAGAAGGTAAGGAGTGGATTAGAGAAGCTGCCCCTATCTATCAAGATCCTGATAATGAAGGTAGAAGCACATGGCAGAATATGCTACATGGCGATGGTTGGTGGGCAGAAAACGGAGTCTCTGTTGCGTCTTCGTTGTCTATATTAATACCAGTTGCAGGCTGGTCTAGAGGGGTTGGACTTATAGGTAAAAGTGCCCGCTACTTGGGTGGAGGAGCTAGAGTAGGAAAGTACGGAGCTAAGGCGGCAAAAGCCACTAAGACTGTAGATAAAGTAATGGATGTGTTCCCAGTAATGGGGGAGAACTCAAAGCTGGTTTTTGATGGTATACATAAAGCAACTGTATCTAGACTTATTGAGTCTCAGATGGAAGCTACTGCTGTATTCAAGGAAAAATATGAGTACTACAAAGATCAGAAAAATATGTCAGAAGAAGAGGCAAGAAATGCTGCAGGTAAAGCCGCAGCGTTTACTTACAACTTAAACTGGGGTGCTATGGTTACTGATATACCTCAATACATGTTAATGGGGTCAAGTGGTAAAAAATTAAAAGGCATGCTTCATTCAAAGAAGCCAGGCTTTATTAAGAATAGTAAATTATTAAACAAAACTAAAAAATTACGTAGCATAGGTACGACTATGTTTTCAGAGGGACTTGAAGAGTCTTATCAATTTATAGTGGCAGAAGAAGGTAAACGCATGGGAGATATCTATGCAGGCTTAGTAGATCCGGATGAGACTACCTTAGGAGAAAGATTAAGTAAATACTCTAAGGAATCTGAACTACATACTTCAGCTCTTTTTGGTGCATTAGGTGGGGGATTATTCTCTGCTGCAGGACCTAAGACTACTCAATTGGTGAACAAAGCTTTCCGCAAAGGAGAGATGAGAATGACTATAGAAGATGTACGAAAGCGTGAAGCTCAGGATAGATTTACTAGACTAGCTCATGGTATGGATATGATTAACCAGGCAGTTGAGACAGGTGACCAAGAGGCTATATTTTCAGCCAAAGCAAACTTAGCCTTTGCTATGGCTAACGAAGCTGTGACAGCAAATAACTATGAGCAGGCACGTGCTGCTATGGCTCAAATTAGAAATGCTACAAAAGAAGAACAGGAAGCGTATGATATAAAAGAAAACTTTCCTGAGTTTGTTGAAGGTATAGATGAATGGATAAAGCATATGGATGCTGCTGCAGATATTGTAGACAGAGCTAAGTCTAAGTTCACTTATGGTCTATCTGATATGGTAGCTAGGAGAAAGTTTGATAAATACATGGTAGGTGTACAAAAGCCTAGAGTAAGAGAAGCTATTAACGCTGAGACTGCCCAAGTAGTAACTAATTTGGATAGAGTTTCTAAAGATGGTAACTCTATGGTGGAGATGTCTATTGATAGCCAAGGAACTGCTGAAGCTATCAAGGTTTTAGAGCAGATGGTTAATAGCGGCAGAATGACTGCAAAAGAGGTTATTTTAGCTAAGGAGCAGATAGAGCAATGGAAGGAACGTATTAATAATACAAGAGAATCTATTAGTGAAATAGTAGATGCTAAAGTTCTTACAGAAGAAGATAACCTAGCTATTTCTGCTATTGAAGGCGGCTCAGCTGACAGTGTTATCTCTTTATCGGTTAAAGAGAAGTTAATGGAGTACCAAGATAAGAAGAGTACAGTGGAATTAAACCACTGGACTTCTAGAGAGGGACGCCGTGAATTTAAAGAAAAGAGAGCTAAAGATTACAAAGAGGCTAAAGCTAAAGCTACAGAAGCTAAGAATTCAGAACGTGCTGAGGCTGCTGCGGAGAAAGCTGCAAACCCTGGAACGAAAACTGAAACAGCTCCGGAGAATACTACAGCTATTGAAGATTTAGATATCCCTACTGTGGTAAAGGAGCTAAAGGCCGGTAAGAAATTAGGGGAGTATACCTCTGATCCGGTAGAGCTAGCTAAATTAAAGACAGCTATTGCTGACTGGAAGAATTTACAGGAGCAAGACCCAAGAGTCGCCGAAGAAGAGGCGGAAGAAGATGCCTTAGTGAGTGATGAAGTGGTGTTTAATGAAGATGTAGAGCGTGAAGAAGAGAATATATTGGATGAATCTGATATGAACTCTGAAAGAAACTCAGCTGATACATTGGCTGAGGAAATTGCTGCGCAAGAAGCAGATGTATTGATAGAGATCCCTGCTAACCCTCTAGATGAAAGAGACTGGAGGGTAGGAGATGATGTGGAAAATGTTAGACTATCAACAATGCCTGCACAGCTTGCGTGGCTATCTGCTAATAATCCTAAAGCTAAGGATATCACAGAGGAGCAACAAGCTCTATCTGCTTTTTTAGAGGATCCGGGTACACACATTACTAAATATGATGTCAAGTTTGACGTTAACTTAGATTATATAAAAGAAAAGAAAGAGCAAGTTTGGCTTAATATGCTTAAGCAAATGCAAGAAGGGATCACACCTAGCCTAGAAGAAGTAGGTTATCTACCTATCAAGGCAACTATTATGGAGAAAGGAGAGCCGGTAGTGCGTAAAGGAGTGGAGTTAACTATGAACTTACATACACCTGACTTCTTCTTTAACCCTGATAACTCACCTAAATATCCGGGAGTTTCTACAGCATTAGCCTCTGAGGTTATTACACATAAGCTAGCTATAGTGCAGCGCCTTATGAAAGGAGAGCAAGTAACTACAGCACTTGAAGGTAAGTCTAAAGGTAAATTAAATGTTGAGATGGAAGCGGATGGTACGTTTGCTAAAAAAAATGTAGCTACTACTCTGAATACTTCTACTGACAAGCTTAAGATGCTTGTTGGGGGTAAAAACGGTAAATACATTACGCCTAAAAGACAAACTAGATTGATACTAGGTAACACTGCTACTCCAGGTGCATTCTACGTAGAAACTACAACAGCTACGGGTAGTTCTTTTCCATTACGTCTACAAGTAAATAACGTAACATCAGAAGAAGCTAACCTAGTTCATGCTTTATATGTTGACATACTGGCTAATCCAGCGTTAGTTAACTCTACCATTGGTCCTAATATTAAAAAGTACATATCAGAAAATAAGTCTGATGTAGTTAAAGGTATGGAAAGCTACCTAGGAAACCTAGAGAGTATGACTTACCAACAGCTTTTAGATCACTTAGTATTTGAAGGATCCCGTACGCGAGCACGTAAAGATCATAAGCTTATGGCGTACGTAGGTAGACAAAAGAACGGTAAAGCTATTCCTAATAGTCTACACTTTGGGAACAGTAACTTTAACTCTGATAGATTAGAGTCTGCTGTAGGTAAAGCAGAGTTTATTAATTGGCTTACAGCTAATAAGCATAGGCAAGTGGATGCTAAGAGATTAGAGAATCCTGATTATGTTAAGTATGTAAATGACAATAAAATTGTATCTACTAACGTTGCTGCTACACCAGAAGGTAATATCTTTGTTCAGCCGGTAGTAAGTTACTCTAAGAATATGCAAACTACTAGACCTACTCTTACTGAGCAAGCTGCTACATTAGGAGAAGAAGCCCGAGCTGCAACAGTTCTAAGTCTTAAAGATGACTTAGCATATGAGTTAGGTAAAGAAGGTGTAAAAGACAGAGAGCTAATTGAGGATATCAAATCTCAGATAAATAGCCTGCAGGAGACTACTACTAAAGAATATTCTAGCTTTCAAGAAGAATATGATGAAATGATAGAATATAATAAAGCTAACCCTAAAAAGAAGGATCCTAATGTAAGAGAATTTACAAAAAGAAATGTAACTATTAGAATTTCCCCTAACCCTACAAATATATATACTAATGATGTTATGGATCAGGTTACCGGGGAAGTAATGGAGGTTGAAATAGTTAATACAGCTGGGCCTATGCAAAAAGGTATGACTCAACTTATTGATTTAAACTCTGGAAAAACCATAGGGACTAGCTGGAGAGGTTCAGGTAGAGATTTCCAATCAGGTAAGTCCAACGAAGAATTACTTTCTCTTATTTTAGACGGATTAACGATTCAGGATGTCTTAGGTACTGATTTACCTACAGCTATTGCAGAACATAATAGCGGTAAGGCACTAAGTACAACACAACAAACTAGTGAGGTTGAAGTTAAAGAAGACGTAGCTAGTTCTAACAAAGACCAGCTTAACTCAGAATACTTACAAGCATTTGGAATTAAATGGGAAGATAAACCCTTTCCCGGCGATATTATAGAGTACAATGGATCTTACTATAGAGTTGATTATTCAGAAAATCAAGAACTAACAGGAAGTGAAATACTAAATCTTGCAGAAGACGGTTTAATGGGGTATACAGGAGCAGCTGAAGTCTATAAGAATAGAGAAATTTTTGACTTAATGCCTTGGAATACTGTAAAAAATACAGATGATATTAGTGACTTACACCCTACAGGTCCTTTGTTTGGTGCTCCACTTGAAGTATTAGTATCAGCCAATTTTCAAAAAATCACTAAGGGTGAAGAAAGTACTAGTATTGATTCTATAGAAGATGTGGAATTTACAGAAATTACAGAAACAGTTTCTACATTAAATGAGACAATTAATATGTTTACTTCGGGACTTACCACAGAAGGTAATGAGAAATTAACTGTAGTAAATACTAAAATAAAGAAAAATAATAAAAGGACTACTAGTAAATCAACTACTAGTAAATTAACTACTCTTCCGATTAGTAATTTACCAGAAAGTAATGAATTTCCGGAGAATCCTTGTTAATTATTAGTATCTTTGTAAAAAATAAAATTTATGAGTAAAGGATATTGCCCAAATAAAAATACTGAGGATTTCAAAAAGATGTCCTCAGTATTAGGCGACACAATTGCTATAGCCGTATGGTACGGTAATCACGGTCAACCAATATGGAATACTAAGGGAGGAAATATTTCTCCACTATGGAACGAGCTTATTGATAACAATGTGTCTGAGGAAGATGCAATGATTCAGAAAGCACGTATATATACTAAGTCTTACACTGCGTTTGCAGAGAGTACTGGTAAGATAGAGGAACCTACTATGACTGAGCTATATCAATTTATCAATAAAGATGAAGCTAGACGTAATTTAGTTAATATGTATCGTAAGTTTAATCTTTTAGATAAGACTAATCCTAATAAGCCAATTAAATGGACAAAAACAGATGCTAACTATAAGAAAGTACTTAAGATAGCTCAAAATATTAACAGTGGGAGCGTGGCTTCTGCTAAGATCATAGACGTTGTATCAGGAGGTAAAACATATATTACTGTACGTCTTACTCCTAAGGCTGCTTTTACCAACGAAGAAGGTGAAAGAACAGCATTCTACGACCCAAGAACTGGTGCAATAACTTTTAGTGAGCAAGGATTGACTGCTGAAACAGTAGTACATGAATTCGCTCACCCATTTATTGATGCACTAGCTAAAAATAACCCAACATTATATAAAAATTTACTTAGTGAAATTAAAAAAGATGCCAAAGTACCGGAGATTAAGAAAATTATTGATCACGTGGCTAAAAACTACTCTGAATCAGGAAGTGAAATAAGAGACAAAGAATTATTAGCATACACAATATCAGAATATGGCAGAGGTAATATTGATCCTAATACTGGTAAGAATACTAGGGCAGCTATTAAAAGATTCTATTCGTGGTTAACTACATTAGCTAAAGACCTAATGAACCAAATGCGGAGCAACAAGACTCTATATGTAGATCAAATTCACCCTAATACTAAGTATAAAGAGGTGGCTGATTTATTTACAGTGTATTCTCAATTAGGGGATATCAATCTTGGCGTTTCAGCATCAGGAAGTAAAAAAATTAGCCCTGAGGACGTAAAAGCTCCTATGACTAAACAAGAACGTGGGGCTGCACGTAGAGCTAAGAAAAGAGCTGAGGGGAAATTAGGTAACTCTAATGAAGCTCATAAATCTGTAAAAGCCTCTACTGCACACTTTGTAGATATTAAAAGTGAAGCAGATCATATGAGTACCCTCTTACCTAAAGAGATAGTTACTAAATTATCCCCAGGATACCTTAAGGTTCTTCAGGGAGGTAACGCTGTTGTAGGTATGTTTGAAAATGCCATGATTCATTTGTCAGAGCAAGGACCTAGAGGAACTGCTTACCATGAGGGATTTCACGCTGTATTTAGAACTTTACTAGATGCTAAAGAACAAGCAGCTGTAGTTGCAGAAGCTAAGTCTAAGTATGTTAAGCCTACTAACAAAGAGATATTTGACCTAGAATTGGAGCATGGAATTGCTACAGAAGAAGCTACTAATCTCTACTATGAGGAGATATTAGCTGATGAGTTTTCAGAATACATGGCTTCTAATGTACCAGCTGTATATCCCAAAGGAATAGCTGGACTGTTTGCGCAACTTAAAGACTGGATTAAAGGAGTGTTCTCTAACAAGACTAAAGTTGATAAGTTATTTAGAAACATCAACTTAGGTAAATATACGAAACGTACTCCTGCTATCAGTAGAGGAGTAGCTTACAAAAAGCATCCTATATACAATATACAAAAGACAAGGCAGATAACTAAAGAATTAGTATCTGTTGCTTTTAAAGACGTTGTTTCTGTAGAGGATTTACAGAGAACTAGTGTAGATATGATTGGCATTACAGATACGCTTGACACTATTGCTGATAACGCTGTAAAAGAAGGTAATGAAGCATTAGCTGATAAAATTGATGAGCTATTTGCTGAAGATGATACCCTAGATAATTTTTGGCTTGTTGAGATTGATGCTTATATGCGTCACTCTCTAGGATTAAAAGCTGTCAAAAATGAAAAAATAGCGGAAGAAGATCTGGATGAAGAGAATATGGAGGACTTAGAAAAGTTGTCCTTCTTAAAAACTTCATATGAGATCTCAGGAAAGGTTAATACTACAGCGGCTATTAAGTATTTTATAGCTATGACTCCTTCCGTAAATATAATTGACCCTACTGCTGAAGCTACTGTTGAAAATATAGAAAAGCAGAGAAGTGACATAACTGGATTACCGGTATTGGTAGACTATGCCACTTTCTACAATGACGTAGAGAATGCATTATCTAATATAGGGATTACTGTGGACAATGGTAGTTATAGTGACGGTGTGACATTGATGCTTAATGAGCTAAAAGCTCAAGCTAAGTACAAGCCTGAAATGGCATTACTAGCTCAAAGGTTAGAAGACGCAGGTGAGATTATACAGACTCAGCTATATAATGCTTTCTCTAGACAAAAATCTGTATTTTTACATCACCAAATCACAGGTTCTACTAAGAATACTACCCCAGAGATACAATCTAAGTTTACATCTTCTAATTTTAATAATAAGTCTACGGTTATATTTGATAATTGGGTTGCTGGCTTTATCCAAAATATGGGTACAGTACAAGAAGGTGAAAATATCTATGACAAAAGTAAGATTACAGCTGCGTTAATTGCTATAGATAAATTACATGTGCAAATACGTGAATTACTTCCAGCTGTTGAGGCAGGGACAGCTAAGTTCCCTAAATCAATAATTAAGGAGTTTGAATCTGTGCTTAATAAATTAGGTGTAAACGTACATCCTAATACTATACCTTATATGCTAGAGAAACGCCTAGCTAAAGGTTATGAAGGCGAATACGGCGCTAACTTATCTATGGAATTCCAAGATTTAGTTGGTGACTTTATGACAGCTACCCAAGATCTAGCTGATAAGGAAGGAACTATCTTTGGTAAGAATAACTTACTTCAAGATAACACAAGGTTCTTTAAGCAGATCCTGGCTGAGTCTGAAGGCTTCTTTAAGAATGTTCCGGGTGAGAATTCATTTGCCGGACCTAATGGATCTCAGATCTATACGTTCATGGATAATGACATGACTTCTAAGACTATCAGCCAATTTAAAGCTGGTGATCTAAGTCACTTAGAGTTGTTATCTGCATCTCCATATGGAAAAAATTCTCTATGGATAAATGATATGCTACATAGTGTTGACGGTTCTGCTAATAGAGAAGCTTTTTCTACTGTAATGTACGGTAATTTAAAATCAGAGGAGACACAAGGAGATAAAGGAGCTAAAGCT